TGTCCTATTGTATGATAGAGATGCACGCAACGGTGGCTACTCGCTATCATCAACTGGTTCATATCCAACAAACTTTAATGCTGGTCCAACCGCTGATGCTGCCTCTTACAAAGCAGTATTAAATGCTGGAGCAGGTAATTTAACCACTCTATTCTTTGGTGGTACTGACGGATTTGATATTACAAAGTCTGACCCATTGGCTCAAAATGAAATCGCCTCTAGCGGTATCAACGACAGATTCACTAGCTATGAGATGTTTACATACTACAGAGCTATTGAAACTGTTGCAAATCCAGAGCAGGTTTCTTACAATGTGGTTTCAATACCCGGCTTGATTAACGAAAGCTTAATTAATCAATTGGTAGCAAACACAGCAGAAAGAGCAGATGCCCTTGCAGTCTTTGATATTCCATTTGGTTACATCCCAAGACATGAAAGACTTTACTCTAGCGTTTCAACATTCAATCTAAATGTAGATTCAAATGGTGATTTAACACAAGCAGTTAATGAGGTAAAGGATAGAAAATACAACTCAAGCTACGCAGCAACTTACTACCCATGGGTGAAGATTCGCGACGGTGTTAACTCTAAAGATGTTTGGGTTCCACCATCTATTGCTGCTCTAGGCGCAATGTCCTACACAGACCGTGTACAAGCTCCATGGTTCGCCCCTGCCGGCTTTAACCGTGGTGGGCTATCCTCTGGTGTGTCTGGACTCCCAGTCGTCTCTACAGCCCTCAAGCTCTTCAAGGACGACAGAGATGATCTTTACGATATTGGCGTTAACCCAATCGCTACATTCCCAAATGAGGGTGTAGTCATCTTCGGTCAGAAGACTCTACAGGTTGAGCGTTCAGCCCTAGATAGAATTAACGTTCGTAGATTGCTTATCTTCTTAAAGAGTGGTATTTCAAGAATCGCCAATGGCGTTCTATTTGAGCCAAATGTTCCAGACACTTGGAACAACTTCAAGAACCAAGCAATCCCATTCTTAACCGACGTTAAGACTCGCTTTGGTCTAACTGACTACAAGTTGGTTCTAGATGAAACCACAACAACGCCTGACTTGATTGACCAGAACATCTTGTACGCCAAGTTGTTCATCAAGCCAGCCAGAGCTATTGAATACATTGCTCTAGACTTCATCATCACCAACACTGGGGCATCTTTTGATGATTAATTTAAGGACAAACTATTTAGGTTTAGGAGACAAAAAATAAATGGCTACAGCAATTCCAGTTTGGGCAAACCCACTAACAGAACCAAAAAGAAAATATAAATTTATTCTTAACATTGCAGGCATTCCGGCTTACGTTGTTAAGACTACAGACAGACCAACAGTAACAATTGGCGAGGCTAAACATGAGTTTTTGGTTCACGACTTTAAGTTTCCCGGTAGAGTCACTTGGAATAATATTAGTATTAATCTAGTGGATCCAATTGATCCTGATGTCTCTAGTAGGTTATTAGCTCTCGTAAGAAACGCTGGTTATGTTTACCCAGGCGACTTTAGTGGTTCACCTTCAGACCCAAACTTTTTAAGAAAGTCAGTTGGTAAGGCTAATTTTATTGATCAGTTAGGTCAAGTTACAATTGATACACTAAACACTGCTGGCGAGACAATTGAGACTTGGAGGCTTAACTCCGTATGGGTTAAGTCTGTAGCTTACAACCAGATGAGTTACAGCGACGAAGGATTAATTGAGCTACAGCTTAATATTAGTTACGACTGGGCTGAGCTAGAAACTTTTAGCGCTACTGAATAATTTTATTTTCGACTAATTATAGTTGATGGGTAACACTTACGATAGTTTTGGTGGGTCTGTTTTAGCTGGTTTAGCTAAGTACAGCGCATTTAACGGTCAATCTAAATTACAGGGATCAGACTTATTTGTTAACGCACAACAAAAATTTAGATTTGTTGTTTTACTAGATGATATCCCAGCAGCCTTTATTAGTAGAGTAGATAGACCATCTTACACTATTGAAACAAAAGAATATAATTTATTAAATCACACTGTTAGATATCCAGTTAATGTAAAATGGAATCAGATTAGTTTAACAATAAAAGAAATATTTGGTGGAAATAGTGTGGGCACTGTTGGTCACAATTTAATGAATAAATTATTGGCGCACTCATATTATTATCCAAATGAAATAACAAACACGGGCAACATTAGTCTTTTGAGTGCAATAACTAATCCTTTAGATACTGCTAGAGAGGCTGTCTTTGGTGCTAAAAACCTTTCAAAACAAAACTTAAATAGGGCATTGGGAGAGATGAAGATTGTTTCACTCAGACCAGACGGTTCTACTTTTGAAACATGGACCATCTATAATGGTATGATTACAGACCTTAAATTTAGTGATCACAGTTATTCAGATGAGGGCTTAACAGATATCACAATTACGGTACAATATGATTGGGCTAAATTAGAATTAGCACAACCTTAAGAGGTATAAATGAGAAATAATGAGGGGAGAACCCAAATCCCTCCTGAATTGTTAGAACAGTTTATGAAACAACAGGAGGAAAAGATCGTTGGTGCTAGTATACCTGCACCAGCACCAAAGCCTGCTGGTTATCAAGTTCCAACTGATTTTGTTGAACTCCCTTCAGGTGGTAAATTTTATCCTACAAATCACCCATGGTACGGTAAAGATAAAATTGAAGTAAGTTTTATGACTACCCGAGAGGAAGACATTTTATCTTCTCAGCAATACGCTGAAGCTGGTGTGATGTTTGATAAATTACTTGAGAGTATTTGTGTTGATCGCGTAGATCCCCGTACAATTTTATTAGGTGATCGTGAAGCTATATTAATCAATGCTAGAAAAAATGCATATGGCGACGAGTATTCTTTTTCAGCTAACTGTCAAAATTGTTTTCTTGAATACGAATCTTCAATTTTTTTAAGCAGCTTGCAGGCAAAAGAATTAGAGGTCAATAGCGTTTCAGAACAAGGCACAGTTAGTGTTGAGCTTCCAGTATCAAAGTCGGTAGTTGAATTTAAAATGGCAACAGTTGGAGACATTAAGCAAATAGAAAATCAAAAATCTATTAAGGAGAAGCACGGCTTACACTTCTCACCTACGGTTGAGTTGCACAGAACAATGATTGTTTCTATTGATGGTCATACCGACACAGGCTATATTACACCATTTGTAAATCAGATGCTTTTAAAAGACTCAAGATTTTTAAGAAAAAAGTACGAGGAAAATAAACCAGAGCTAGATTTTAGCTTTGTTCATAAGTGTGGTAATTGCGGACACGAGAACAAAGGAGGTGTCCCTGTTGGGATCAGCTTTTTTTGGTCTGACTCCTGAGTATATGGAGCAGGTGTATCAGCAAATCTTTTTAATGATTATGAAAACCAACTTTACCTTTTTAGAATTATACTCTTTTCCAATATATTTAAGAGACTGGTTTAGTGAAAGGCTTGTTAAATACTACGAGGAAATAAACAAAAGTGACTAAACCCCTAATTATAGAGGGAGAAACTCATGGCAAATCCTCAAGCTTATAGTAGAATAGCACAATTAATCACGACTGGTGGCATTACAAACGAGTCAGATTTAAATACTCGCATGAATAATGCGTCGCCGGCTCTTACAGCGAATGAAAAAAGATCTTTAAAGTCTATTCTGTCAGCCAAGTCTAGGGGTCAATCTAGATCCGAGGCGTCTTTTCAAGCAAGAAGGACCATCGATGAGCTTGGTGAATTTGCAGGTGGGTTTTCCAGCTTAGAGCGTGCAGCGTTAGACGCGACAAAAGCCTTAACGTCAAATACGGATTCTACCTCTAAGCTTTTAAGTGTTCTAAACATAGCTATTAAGCAAATAAATAAAGGGGTTGATGGTGTAGAATCTCTTAGAATATCTTTTAATAAACTGTCAATTGAAGATAGCCCTAAATTTATATTAGCTTTAAGAAAACAACAAGATCAGCTAATAAATTTTGGTGTAACTTTAAAAAATTTAGCAGAAACAACTAGCAATTTTAGAAACAATCTTGCTATATTAGTTTCAGATCAATTTGGTCAACAAGAAAAAGCTTTAACAAGATTAGCAGCAGTTAACACAAAATTTGGTATTTCTGTTGAAGACTCTACGCGTTTAATTAATAGTTTAGATGTTGGTTTTGGAATCACTGGAGCAGGAGCAGACGAGTTCTCTAGAAAGCTTTTAAAGTTTGCAAGAGATACCGGACAGCCATTTAATAAAGTTTTTCAAGATTTTAATGGCAGCGTTAAAGATTTCTTTGTAGAGCTTGACCCAAACAAAGCCCTTCGCAAATTCACGGTGTTTCAGCAGATAGCTCGTAGATTTGGAACAGATGTTTCAAACTTGACAAAATTAACAGATCAGTTTGAAACATTGGAGTCTGGTGCTGAATTTGGTGGTAAACTAAACATGCTTCTTTCAAACTTGGGCGGTTCCTTTGACGCAGTGCAAGCTACGTTGATGAGCCAACCTGAAAGATTACAATACATTGCTGGTCAAGTTGCTCAAGTTGGTGATAGAATTAAAGGAATGAGCGACCTAGGACAAAGAGCTATTTTAAGAGAGTTGGCTTCAACATTAAATGTTGATGTTGGTACAGTTAGAGCATTAGTCAACAGAGATAAGGGGCAAGACCTACAAAGGTTTTTAAGGGGTACATCTGATTTACAGGCAATGGGCACCCGCCAACAGCAGGATCTAGCTAATAGAATGACTAGCAGAGCAGAAATTAGACAGCAAAAAGACGATGCGTTGATCAACGCCTTCACTGTTAGCGCAGAAAAAATATCTCAAAATACGGCAAGGGCTACCCGTGATGTTGCAAGAAGCGCCGGTCTTCTTCTAACAAGGTCAAAAGAGATAAACGACTTAGTGATGGGTTCTTTAAAAACTGCTGGTGATGCATCAACCAGAGCAGCAGCAGCTATTGGGGGCTTTACTGATAAGTTAGCAGGCTATGATCCAAAAGTTTTTGTGGATGTCAAGGCACAAATCACAGGAACCGGCGAAGTCACAAAAACAGAGGTTCAAAAGAAAAAGTCCGCACAGAATGGAGTTGATAATAGAGCACGATGAGACATGAACAAGATTTAAAAATTTTCAAAAAAACACTACAAGAGGATAAAAAACTTGCTTTTGCTTCAAATGAAGAAAGAGAACTGCGTTTAAAGTATCCATTTGCAAATGTGTTTATTCAATTTCCTACTACTGGTGATTCACTAAGCTTTCCTGCTTTTTTAACAAACTTTCAAGACACCTTTGCACCCAGCTTTTCAACAATTGACGTGTTTGGTCGTGTAGACCCCATCCCAGTGTATCAAAATACTAGAAGAACTTTAGGCTTCACTTTGACAATGCCGGCATACAATGAGTCACATGCTAAGGAGATCTTGAGAAACGTTAATACAATAGTAAAAAATCTTTATCCATCTTATGTAACACCAGAATCTCAAGGCTCAAATTTAAGTTCTACTAGAATTATTAACTCGCCACCACTAATCAGAGTTAAATTTGCAAACTTGATATGTGATTATGTAAATCCATCTAGAGGCTTGTTAGGATATGTTAATGGTCAAATAACTATCACACACGGTCTAGAAACAAACGGCATGTTCATTGTAGAAAATGGTGGCGATGGTGTTATTTATTCCAAAGCATATGAGGTTACTTTCTCCATGAGTGCCTTGCACGAAGGCACCCCCGGTTTTGATGAGAAGGGCGAAGGAGAGTTCATTGACGGACAACACTTCCCATATCAGGTAGACTCTTCGTTTAAGACCGCCAACAATAACAATTCAGAGGGCGCTGTAAACCCTAGTGCAGTTTCTCAAGCTACTAGCAGAGAAGCAACCAGTAATCCAAGTGGCTTGGGCTCTGATGCTAGTAGAAAAGCAAAAGAAGTTTTAGGAGGCTGATGATGGCAATTAGTAGATATAACAACTTAAATGAATTTGTCAACGCTACAG